AGAATAAAAAAGAGTACTATTCATACTACTAATTAAGTCTTCGAAATCTTGTAAATTTAATCTGGTGATGGAATGTTCTAAGCTCTTAATTTGGTTAACAACATTTGTTAGTTGATTTGTAATTTCAGACACTTGTAGGTTACTAATACCATTAGCTATCAGAAACAAACCAATACTCAATGGTGCAACACTACCTAACACAAACATGAAATGTAATAAGTGCTTTTTATAATCTTCCATTTTATTATCTTTACATTTTCTTAATACAGCGTTTATAGCTCTTCACAGCCGGAAACCAACACTTTTTAAAAAGCTTGGGATTTTCTTTATAACATTGATTAAACTTTTTTGTAGCCAACACTTCGCATTTATTTGAAGAGTAAACAGTCATAGCTACTTGAGATGTTAGAGGGAAATGATCACTCCCCGACTTTTTATATGGGTGGCTCATTTTATTACAATTCTCCTTGGCTACAGTATATTTATTCAAAATTAGGTTAGGGGATACTAGTATCTTATCTATCTCAGTTGGTCTATGTTTTGGATCATAATCAAAAGAACAAGTTGTGTAAGGAACCGTCTTCATTTTCATTCCTATCTCTCCTAGACAGGCTTTCTTTTTAGTATCGCAATTAAAATCACCTCCTATGATAGAATAAGAGTTTTTGAGTTGTTTTGTAATTTTTTTTAGCAAATTTTGCCGGGCATCCTCGCGTCGCCCACTTAGATGTAGACTCACAACATCAACATGTTTGTTATTCCACGATAATGTAGTCATCAGTGCATTTTTTCTGTCAAAATCTTTCTCAGATTTACTCCATAGTAGTCTGGTAGTCCCCGCGACTTTTTTCAACTTATCATGTTTAAACATTATTGCATTACCAAATGCATTTTTTGGTAATGCAATAGGTGGTATTTTAAAAATGGTAGTATAATTTTTCAGAGTCTTGAGTTTAGATGCGAAAACTCTATCGACTTCTTGTAAGAAGACTAAATCAGCATTTGCTGAAAGTATTTTCTTTACTATTTTACCATGTCTGTCTTTTTTGTATTTGCTTAATTCAGGTTTTTTATCTGGTGAGTGATATTTAGTTGCAGTAGTGGCCAAAACATTCCAAGAAAACACTTTGATAGAACTAGTTTTCTCAAATTTACTAGGTTTTCTACTATGACTCGGAACTACACGGTGACCTCTACCACTGGAAACACGTCGGAGATCTCTCTGCAACATTTCTTTGGCCTTCTCTATCCTATTTCTTTGCGAGTTGGATATACCGACACCTCCTCTATTGAGATAGTATTGAATGAATTTGATGGCCGACCCGAGACCTTTGGGGGCGTATTTTTTATTTGTCGCTGTTCTGTAAATTTCTATCGTAGATTTGTTCATGACACCCTTAGGAAATTTGACAGCAGCTGTTCTCAACTTAGTTGGGAAAACACTATTATTTGACATTTATATATTACTAGAAAAACCAGATTTGAATTAAATATTACTAACTCTACAAATAAATGCAATCTTGGCATGAACATCAATATGACCCAGTGTGGTACGAAACGGAATATGTTTCACCATCCGAAGTCAAAATTTTAGTAGAATCAGCATTGTTAAAAAGGTTAAAAAAGATACATTACGCTTCGACTTCCGATACTTCATTTTGGAGCTATAAGAATTATCTAACTTCCGTGGCAATTAAGAAAACAATGAAAGAATATACCTCAAATAGACCAAATTTTGGCACTTTTCAAGATTTTGATGATACTATTTATTACGAACTAGTTGACGATGTAATATGTAATTACATATTTATCTCTAGGAGTTACAATTTGATTAAAAAATGGGTAAAAAGTTGGATGATATTCAAGTTATATCATCCACCAGGTATTACACGTATGAGTGTGACCGGCAAGATCTATGGAAATATTAGAGGGGGATTACGGTATAGAACCTCACTTGATAGATTCAGACAATTGAAACACAAAATGAATAAAAAAAACAAAGAATAATTTTACAAAAATGGCTTCTATTACAGAACAACAGCGAGCTATAATCAGTGTCATAAAAAAAGAACACATTACCACTAAAGAGTATTTGCGGATGCGTAAAAAACCTCTAACTGCTTATCAATATTATAATAAGCATATGCGCGAACGGTGGGTTACTCTATCAGAAAAAGAACGTGATACATTTATGATACAAGCGAAGCGCGATCGTGAAAAATATGAAAATGAAAAGAGTGAAATCGAAAAAAAATCCAAGGAAGAAATAAAAAAACTTAAGATATACTTAAGTTATTCTGAAGATAGAGTCCCTTGCATAGGTCTAGATAATGGATTCGCAAGCTATATCATAGTAGGACCAGTAGATAATATCGAACTCTTTAACAAAGAGGAAAAACAGAAACTCATAGACAGAGGTGTCCCAGAAGAATACATTGGTATATACAAGTCTGTTGGGAGTAATAAATTTAACTGGCGAGCCGCAAAAAAATGGGGAGTAACTGTTTATGGTGGTTCACAAAATTACCGTCCCGGGTGGGGTGGGCTCCTAGAAAACTACGATGGAAAAGCTGGTCGATTTACAACTTACACTAATTATAAAGGTGAAAGTTGGACCGAAAACTATTAAATGTCAATTTTTTCTAAGAATGAAAATCTAAACATTTATTTTGATAAATAAATGTTTAAAATTATACTAGCAAGTCTTTACATGTCATCTCTGTGTAGCTTGACACGATCTCACAGTTTTGCAAACTTTGTGAATAATTATAATAAGCGATATGATAGCACAGCCGAATATTTCAAGCGAAAGAGTATTTTTGAGAGAAATTACCTTCTCGTCGAGTCTCATAATCGAGCTAACCGACATTGGAAATTGCGTATGAATACTTTTGGAGATTTGGATTGGGGCGAGTTCAGAGATAAATACGTAGGTGTAAATACACAACCAAAATTTCCCAAAATTTCATCTTATTCTATTTCTGAAAATTATGGAGATCTTCCTAAATCATGGGACTGGGTAAGTGAGGGAGCTGTCACACCCGTCAAGAACCAAGGACAGTGTGGTAGTTGTTGGGCTTTTTCCACCACGGGGGCTCTGGAGGGTCTGAACTTTATTAAGAACAAACAACTAACTAATTTTTCTGAACAAGAATTGGTGGATTGTTCTGGTAATTATGGTAATAACGGGTGTAACGGTGGACTTATGGATCTAGCATTTAAATTCGTTGAGAATCAAGGTATTTGTACCGAAGAGAGCTACCCGTACACTGGTACGGATGGAAAGACGTGTACTAAATGTGATTCTGTTTTCAAGATTACAGGGTTTCAAGATGTTCCAAAAAGTGATGAGAAAGAACTCCAAAAAGCTGTTTATACTCAACCAGTATCGGTAGCGATTGAAGCAGACCAACCCTCTTTCCAGTTTTATCACAGTGGGGTGTTTGATGGGACATGTGGAACTAATCTAGATCACGGAGTGCTCGTTGTCGGGTATGGAACTTTGAATAATACTGATTATTGGAAAGTTAAGAATAGTTGGGGTGGGAGTTGGGGTAATGACGGTTATATTCTATTAGCAAGAAATATTCCCGAATCACATGGTCAATGTGGTATTGCTCTACAACCATCAGTACCCACACTTGATTAAATTAATCTTGATACAAAAAGTATGAAGATTAAATAAATATTTAGTTCATGTGCAATTTGGTCCCGGCGCAAGCGCGTTTTGCGAGACTACCACACATTTTATTGTACTGTGGGTAAGCACCCTGGATGGTGTAGTAACCACCGCATCTGTACTCTTGACCGTGAGTTAATGCGTCGTAACCCTGGGAACCCCAAACTGGGATCAACTGGACTCTCTGGGAAGGAACCTGAACAACAGCAGGGGAACCGTTGATGGTACCTGGCATACGTGAATTGTATCCACCTAATGTTGCGTAACATGCGTTTGGTTGACCCAAAGCATCGGATTGGACATAAGATGTTCTAGTAGAATTTGAAGTTTCTGGACCTGACATTTTTATCTAGTCCAACAATAAAAAATAAAAAAATTTTTACATTTTGTATAATTTTTTCAAGCGAACAATTAGAATTAAATTTTACACTTTCCCCGCTTAAGGAGAAATCAACCGGTCGCCCAAACACTTCAATGTTGGATATATAAAAGTAATAAATCTCCTGTTTGCAAATCGTTCACTTACCTACTAAGCTCAATTAATTTCGAGAAATTTTTGAATATTTTATCCATCATGATTGAGTTGTCGTAAAGTATCTTATCTGCTTGTAGAGAAAGACTTTCCGATGCTGATTGAATGACAATCATCTTGTCAATAATTTTTTGTTTAACAACGAGACAATGTTGCAATTTTCTTTCGAAACCGGCTCTGACTTGACTTCTATTCAATTCTGAGTCAAAACCACCACCCCCAAGATCTGCAAACTTTTTTCTCCGCAATTTGATATCTTTTTCTTGGATATCAAGTTTTTCAAGTAGACCTTTGTATTTATTTATTAACTGGTCATACTCTATTTTTTTACGATTCATCAAACTGGCAAAATTTAATAGATTTCCTTTTCTAGTAATTAATTGATCTAAGAATTTAGCATGACTTTTCATATTTTTATCTAAAATTTTTTGAATACCTTTTACAACTTGAGAAGTTTCATGATCCATAGTATTTGCACGCTCATAGATTAACTGAAGTGGAGTAGTTACTCTAAGATTTCTAGCATTACTATGCAGTTTTTCTTTAATAACGTAACAATCAGGTTCCCCATTTCTCATGTAAACAAGATAGTTGTTTTGATAAATAGTTATATCGTAAGGAAGTCCTTCGACACAATATTGAAGCCTATTTAATTGACGAATAATCTCTTTTAACACATTTGTATTTTTTGTTTTCCCAGATTTCAATTCAATGGCTTTTTTGTATTTTAATTGTAACATTTCTTCGGTATTCCCGTGATCATTGGATGGTATTACATCTATTGGTTGATAAGTATCTTCTGGATTTGAGAGAGGATTTCTGTCATATGCATTAGGATCCATATCATCTGTGTCTATTAATTCTACTTCTATTACATTTTCTCCGGGGCTCAACGGGATCACGAATCTAGAAGGTATATATAACATTGTGGTAACCCCGGAAGATAAAGATACCATTTCTAAAAAGATACAATTACCTTCGAACCTGAAATATTTTCGGGGGATGAAGTCTTTTTTAAACAAAAAAGATGCTAGTTTGTTTAAAGATAGAGGCATTTTCTAGATAAACGATTTTTTTATACCACAAATTGAAATCTCGATTAAAGAAACACGGGTTTAGAAAATTCTATCAAGAGTCTGTGGAATGATTGTAAAAATAGATCTAGATTTATACACCTTCGAGAAATAATATATAACAAATTTGTTATATATTCTTAATCACTATTCATTGATTACCACTCGGTTTGTCTGGTCAATACGGGAATTTCTACATCAACATCGTCATCTGTCACCAAAACTCAGTTAGCACGATAACTCAAATTACCAGCAAAGGCGGGACTACAGAAGCTGGAATAGATATGATGAATAAATACAATTTTGATAACATTATAAGATCAACCGTCAGAACTTGTATTGCTAAAAGTCACGAACTGGATCATAAAACCAGAGAATATTAGTTGTTAAAATAATAATTATAACAACTTAATTTGCACACTTCTTATCGTAACAAATTTTAAGCGATAGCATAACGATGGATAATATCGCATCAATTACTCCTGTAATTATCAACGGTGTCAATTTGTTTTTGAACCCATAAATTAAACCCAAACTAGAAGTAACCAGTCCTAAAATCACAAAGGGCCACGTGAATTTGGTAGAATCTTCTGAATTAACAATATCAATCATCTCGTAAATGAACGCAATTTGGCCAATACCTATCGCCGTATAAGCCATCCAGTCCCATTTTGTCTTAACCATTCTATATTTATTTAAGACCTATTAATTTCTGATAACATTTTACACAAGCGTCAACGTCTGCTTGTGCATTATGAGCATTTTGAAATTCACAACCATGAAAATGATAAAATAATTCACTCAATCTGGGGAACTTATAACCACCGTGTGATTTTTTGATTTTAGCAATGTTCACGCTCTTTTTCATAGTACAGTATTCAGGCATAGCTAAAACCTTTCTGACTAATTCTAGATCTCCAAGATGTGCTATTTCTGCTAAAATGATGTGTTTATCGAAGTCCAGATTGTGTGCTACCAGAGTAGTATGTTCATCGATGTCTTGATCAAATTCTGTCAATACTTCGCGTAAAGAAATTCCTTGTTCATCTGCAATTTTTCGAGTGATACCATTAATTTTGGTGGCAATACTGGTGTCGTCAATAACGAAATCTGCGGGTTTAACTACGTGATAAACAGATTTGATAAGTTTTAAGTCTTCGTAAATTGCCCAAGCGATAGATACGATTCTCGCCTTTTCGTATTTGGAAAAATCGGTAATTGGGTGGTATTTACTCCAGGATTGTCTCCGAGGCAACCCGGTGGTTTCAGTGTCAAAAACTAAATATTTCATTTATATGTTACGCTTCAGTCTTAAATATTCATTTTAAACAAGAAGTTTTATCAACAAATGAGTGAAAAAGAACAAGAAAAAGACCTAGATCACCTAGGAAAAGACCCACTTGAAGGTGTTAAAAATCAAGTCAAGACCCAATTTAGGCAAGCTTTTATTGATCTATTACAACAAAGCTTAGAGTCAGATACTCCAGATTGGAATTGGGTCAAAAATCTATACTCTGAATTACGAGATAGAATCTGTAATCTAACTCCTCGTCGTAAAGACAGGATTAAAGAAATTCGCGAACAAATGGATGTTGATTTTTTCTATGAGATGGTAAGTCATAATGCATTTGATGCTACTAGTTTAACTAAATTGGTTT